CACTTGCTGGCTCTGGTAAGAGTAGATGATTCATATCAAGTTCAGTTAATTGATTCTGAACAAATGTTGCAGGGTATTGCTTACCTGCACCACTATCAGCAATTCCTAGAATGTATAGATTGCTTCTTAAATCTGATTCAGTCCTTACTCTGTGAGCTTTTAGAATCGAGACAAAAGAAATTGCAGCACCAAGAGCAAGCATAGGTTGTGGCTTCATTGATGTTCTGTGGATAAGTCTTGCAATGTCACCTATTAAATTAGGTGCAGTCTTTAAAAGTTCGTCCTCATCAAATTTAAAGCCTCTAGGCGCTTCTTTCTTTTCTTCTGGCAATGGAATGTCACCTGAACCCATTTGACTGATGACGGGCGTACTAGAGCGACTGTTCCTTGATATAGATTTCCAGATGTTAGTAATGAATATAAGAGCTGTTAATTCAGCAGAACCAGCATAGATAGGTTCTGATTCATCTGAAAACAATGGTGGCGTATGATTAGCCTTATCAAATTCTAAAAGCTCAAAAATAGCCTGTTCGATTGATATACCTTTACTAAAACATGCAGATGCCTGAGCCTTAAGAGCATCATTTCTTCCAGCATACCCCACCCCGTCATTATTTTGAGGTTGTTCATAAACATAATTCTCATTAGGCGTAAAAAAATCACCGTAATTATTTAAGTTAAATGCATGTAATTCATTTTGTGGCGGGCATGAAGGTAAAAAGAAAGCTCTTGCAGCTTCCATTGATGTAAAATCAATTCCTTCAGGTGAGCCAATTAGCTCATAAACTTCAGTGCATACTTTTTTGTAAACATCTTTTCTTATTGCCTTAAATAAGGGAACAATTAAACGAATCTTTCCAAGTTCAGGTGTATGAGAATGTGTTGTGTAAACTGAGTAAGCAAAATCCTCTAATTCTATTTCAATAGTATCAACTAAACCCTGCCAATCTACAGCATCATCAAACTCTAAAACAACCGCATTAAGGGCAACTACTTTGCTCAAGTGCCTTGTATTGTCTTCAAACTGTGCAAAAGAAAAAAGAGAGCCTTCCTTCCCTTCTCTTACATGATGTTCATTAAAAAACTGCTCAATAATGCTTTCCCAATCATCACTTACAGACTTACCAACAGATGATTTTAAATCTTTAAATAGTGTAATGAGAATTTTTTTAGAGAGCATGAACTTTTTCCTTGCGTGTTATATTTTACTAGAATACAACAGTTACATAACTTGCGGTTTGAAACAGCGCAATAAGATTTTTAAAAACTAAATACGGAAAAAATGATGAGCTTTGAAGATAAAATAATAAGCGGAGTGAAGCTTGAACCTCTTAGATTAGTTGTTCATGGTGCGGCTGGCGCAGGAAAGACAAGCTTCGTTTCTGAAATGCCTAATGTGCTTTTCTTAGACTTAGAAAAAGGTGCAGGTGTTTTAGAAATGCCCCGAATCAAGATTGATTCTTACGATGAGTTATTAACGATCTTAAAAGATATTCTTGCTGCAAAAGAATTTAATTACAGTTCACTTGCACTAGATTCTACTTCAAAAGCTTTTGAACTAATCGACAAATACCTAGCACGTCGAGAAGGTATGGAAACGGTCACTACTCTTGATTATGGACGTGGCACAGCAGCTATTGCAGCACAATTTGCAATACTACTAGGCATCCTAGAAGAGATCAGGAATAGACATCGCTGTCACATTGCAATCATTGCCCATAGCGAAATTAAAACCCATACACCGCCAGATTCACCTTCATACGACCGCTATATCATCTCTGGTTCAGAGAAAATTAGCAGTAAATTCATTCAGTGGGCTGACATTATCTTTTTCTTGAAGCCTGAAATTGTAATGAAGAAACAAGGCCAAAAGAATCAAGCAATGGCTACAGGGCAAAGACTTCTAATCTCAGAAGATAGGCCAACACATATTGCAAAAACACGTTTAAAGCTTCCAGCAACGATTCCTTTTAAATTAGGTGAAGGCTGGCAACTAGTAAGTGAGGCACTTAAAGCAAACAGAAAAGGAGAAAAGAAAAATGCAACTGAGTAATGACTTTTTTAATGATGCTGAGGATAGCGATTATGAGCTTATCCCAAATGGTGAATACCCTCTTTTAATTGAGGATATAAACGACAAAATGCCTAGAAGTGAAACTTCAAAAGCTGGTGCAATGGTTGAAATTACTTTTAAAGTTATTGAAGGTGATTTTGCCAAAAGAAAAATTTGGGAATTGCTTTGCGTAAACCATGAAAAGAAAAGAGCTGCTAACATAGCTAGAGCACAGTTAAGAGATATTGCAAAAGCTTGCGGTATTCCTAAAGAGCAATTCACATCTACCGATCAAATTCTTGGTAGAAAAATCACTGGCAAAATTATTACAACACAAAATGAAGGTTACAAACCTAAGAATGTAATTGAACGCTACTACGAACATAGAGAGCTAGCGCCAGCCAAACCAGTAGACCTTGGTGATGATGACATACCTTTTTAATTACGCTGGTAAATCCGAATACTTATAAATGAGCCGTCACAACTCTAAATTCGGTGGCATGTCGCTTCGTGTGTCGCAGTAACAACGAAGCTTTTATTTTAAATTAACGGAGGATTTTAAAATGAGCAAATGCAAATGCCAAAAATGCGGATCAGACCAAACAGTTAAGGATAATAAGTTTTTACTTTGTTTGATGTGTATTACCCCGATTAGAGAACTAACAGCAAAAGAGATTTACGAACAAGTAACTAAAGCATTGAGGTCATAAGGTGAGAGAAGAACACGGGATAATAGCAATGATTGTTGTATTCGCCTTGGTAGTCATCTCAATGGTGGCTTATTCAGGACGTTTCCTAAACATTGCCGAGCAAAGAGAGAGTTTAGAAAGAAGTTGTTTCAATACGACAAGTGCCGGCGAACAAAAGCTTTGTAAGCGTTGGGGTATGTAATGAAAACAACAAAAAACGGAAAATTTAAAATCTCTAATTCAATAAATCATTTAGAAAAAACTGATTTAACAGAGCTTAATAGTTTAATTAAATCTTGTTTTTCAAATTGTATTGACAGGGTTCGAGATAATTATACTCAGCCTATTTCCTATTGCTCTACGGAGTCTGTTTCTGAAAGTGAAACAGTAAAATTATTAACTAAACTTTCAAAAGCTGGTTTCGAGATACATAGCGTAAAGGGATTAAACTAGAGTGCAAAAAACCAGCAAAAATCAAAAAGCCGAATTTCAAGCATTAGTGAATAGAGATTTCGCTTTAAGCTCATTAATTATTTGTGCGTTTTTTGTTGGCCTATGTGTGCCTAAAAAAGATTGTCAGACCGACAAAGAAAAAGGTGAGGCTGCAATCTTATTATCAATAATGTTCTACAACCAACTTAAAGAACAAGGTTACGAGATTAAGAACATCAAAGAGGTCAACTAGTGCAACTATTCAGAGTAAACATAACAGCCACCCTAAAAGAAAAAACGCATCGTGATGTTTGGGCTGAATGTGAGGAAACGGCAAAAGAAAAAGCTGAAGGTTGGTATATGAAGCAATTAGATGAAGAACTAAATTTGCTTGATTATGAATGTGAAGCTGAAGGGATTGAATTGGGAGACTAATATGCAAGACGCACTAATAATATTCGGCGCATTAAGTGCCGCAGGAATGATACTAGGGGTTTCTTTAGCAATGGCGGCTGTTGCAGGTGTTGCCGCAGATGTATTGCTTGAGAGATTTAGGAAAGATGATAGTCGGATCAAGGTTAGTTTAAGGGGGCAAGGGTTGTGAGATTAAAGAAGACATTGCAAATGACAAAGGAGCAAAAAAACTTTTTAGACGATCTTGTTTCTTTATTTGAAAAGCACAATATTTTTCATTTTCATCCAACATACCTTTTCCCTGATTCTAGATCTTCTGGAATACAGGTTAGAAAATCGCTAGGGGAAGGAGAAACACAACATTCTGCTGATACAGTTTTTTTCCCCCATTTTGAATATTTGAATAGAGAATTGTTTCTGAAATTAGAAGGGGAAATGTACGCAGTGGGCGAAGTTGAGGTGATCGACCAATGCAACTAACAGCAAAAGAAACGCTAAGGCTACTAATAAACTTTGGCTACAACATTACGATTTGTCAGTTAAGCCAATACAAAGAATTTCTACAACCAAGTGGTGCAAAACGTGGTGGTGGGTATCAAGGCCGAGCTAACTATACTTTTAAAGATGTCATCTTGACGGCTGCGATGCTTGACCTGAAAGCAAACGGTCTACCAATGGCTTTAGTCTCACCATTCCTAAGAAAAGAACAAAAGAAAGCTGATGTGCCAACAGTATTGAAGGGCTGCAAAGGTGATTTTAAATGGGAATACAATATTAATCATTTGATTGTTGGGCTGTCAGGTTTACTGCCTCTTAATGGTCAAGTTTTCGAGTTTAGGAGATAGGAATAGAATAAAATGAAAAACATAATAAAATTTATACTAGTATTACTACTACTAACAGGCTGCGATAAACTAAGTGAGTTCATCGACAAAGAATCAAGCCATGCTGGTTTGCATTGCTTAGTAGGTAAAGCCCACGATGCAAATTGTGATGACATTGCACAACTAATTCTCGATACAAAGTATGAACGTGTTGGCATGAATTTCATCATTGGTGGTGGTTTTGGGAATGACGCAGGACGCTTGAATCACTATGTAAACTTTCTTTCTCAGGGTGGGCGTAAGTTATTACTAGAACTTTACGTTACTAATGGCGCATCCCCTAGAGGCTACCAGTCAACACCGGTAAAAGGGCTTGGCACTCAAACAAAACCAGAAGATTTTCGCTGGCAAGTGCAACATGATCCTACAGTTAGGGAAGCTTATAAGAATAATATTAAGCGTTACAAGACTGCTTATGAGTCACTTTTAAAACTAGGTGGTAAACTAGTATTAGTTCCACAACTTGAAGACAATCTTGATGATGCTGCCTTCAATGCTTTGGTGGCTTTAACTAGAGAAGCTTGGCACGAAACAGGTGTCCACGATCTACCAATGCAAATAACGAGAAACCCGTGCGTTGGTTGTTATGCTGGTAATATGGGCGGTATTCCAGCAAATGTAAATGTAGAGCATCATAGACCGCATGAGTGGACATATAAAGACTCTATCGCAACTAATGATGGTGTTGAGATTATTATAAATGGTGAGACAACCACCTACCCTAGAGTGTCTAGGCTGGCTGATATGCCGCAATCAAAAGATAACGCTTTCATTCTTTGGTGCGGAAAATGTCAAGGGCTTGGCTCTGATGCTGGCGCAGATGTTAATGGGCGAAATTATCATAGGTATAGCTCAGTAGAACGGCAAATAGTTTTGGATTATTTGAAGAATCCTACTTATGCGAATAGTGCGCGACTAGGTAGAACGCAACTTTTTCCTCCGCGTGTAGATGGTGGTGCGTAATGAGCAAAGAAGTAGAAGATTTAGTTACTAAGTTTAAAGAAAAATACCTTTGTCATGTTTCTTGCGTTTTTGATGATTACAACATTGGGTTAAGACAATGGGGACTTTATATTTCAAATATCGGTAACGATAATCCCTTAATTATTAAAGCAGTTTCTTTTAGCGAACTAGTCGAAAAGGCTAATAAACATTTAGAAGATAATTAGAAACCGATGCCATACAAAAAGAAACCATACCGCCTAAAAATAAAGATAGATGCTTTTTCTAAAGAAGAATTAATAGAGACTCTTTCTGAAGTATCAAAGGCGGCAAAGAGCTTAGGCTTTTCTACTCATGTCACCAATGGAATGTTGATTGAGTATGAAGAGGATATTGTTAAGTGTAGCGAAGAAGAATTTTATGCATCTATTACAGGGGGTGGGTAATGCAAAAAGGAATGATAGTAAAAAGTTTAACATATGGTTTCGAAGGTTTAGTAATTGATATATTTCAACCACTATTCGAGGGGCAAGGTGACTGTGTCTTTGTATATTTTTTAATACAAGCAGAGAATAATACATTTAAACTTGCTGAAATGGACGATTTAGAAGCCGTTCTTCATTACACTAAATATGCCTAACCCAACAAAATATGAACAATTTAATGACTTAGTGCTTGCAGCCGTCAAGTATTGCCTAACTGGCAAGACCTACTTCACTAAGTCAGTTTTTTATTTTGTGATTAGCGAATGGGGAAACTTGAGGCCAGCTTGTCGGTTGAATATTCAAGTCGCTATTCAGAAACGTGGGCTTCCTTTTTCTAGGTTAGAGAAAAAGGTTATGGCACTTAATTTAGAGATATAACGACGATTATGAGTAAAGAAAAAGTTCTTAAAATACTAGATGAAAAAATTGAGTTAATGAGAGAAGTCGTGAATCACGAAACTATTATTGAAAATAAGGATTCGCTTATTTGCACTCACGTTTTGATTGTCTTGCAGGATATTAAGATAGAATTTTTGAGTGATAGTTAGGAATTATATGCCAAAAGCAAAAGAAATACTAACAAAAGGAGTCTGCGCTTTGAAACCAGAAGGTGTCATCGCTCAAGAAATCGGTATGATGTTAGGTCACTCTATTGTTGACTTAATGATTCTAAACGACTGTATACATACGGTGGAGATAAAAGGCGAAAGAGATAATCTTTCACGACTTAATAAGCAGGTAGCAAAAATGTCTCTAGTCTCTAAGTATGTTGAGGTTTGGTTTGATGAATGTTTTCAATTCAAGATATGGGGCACTGATTTCCCAGGGCACGTGGGGATAGTCAAGTTCACACATGACGGTGGTCATAAGGTAATAAGAGAAGCGCAAGCAAACCCTATTCGCTCGGCTGGGGCGATATTGTCAATGTTGTGGAAAGTAGACTTAGTAGCCATCGCCAAAGAACGAGGGTTAATGCCTAAAAGTTTTAGAGGTACTAAGGAAGATTTAGTTAGATTGATGTGTGATGAGTTCACTGCGAATGAAGCGGAAAGTTACGTAGTCAATAGGTATAAATCCAGAGCAGATATTTTAGACAAGAACGATAAGCTGCGTTCTTTAACCGATAATAAGTGATTATGAGGAAATGATTATGAAAAATAATGGATTAAATTTAAAGACCTTTGCCTAACATACAAAGAACCAGACTATGAAACTCACGTTAGAGATATTTTATTAAGAGCAAGGGAAGCTGTAGGTAAGACATTTCAGGGCTATAAAGGTGGGTCATATACAATGACAAACAAAAGTGCTCTTTGGGTTAGTAAAAAGGATTGTGCCTCAGACACTATCGTAACGTCTCTTAAAGAGACTAGCACTTCGGTAATAATAGAAACTAAAAAGTGTTTTGAGTGATAATTGAGGATTATGAAGCAATGAGAAGTCGAGAAACTAGAGAAGAACGATTTACTAAAGGCTTTGAGGCTATGCGAAAGCTTGAGAAGAATTGGGATAGTTACCAAGGCATACCACCAAGCGAGAAAGTAATTCAACGAGCGCATGAGCTTGCACTGAGACTCCCAGATATTGTTGAAATTTCACCAATGGAGGAAGGTGTGATTTTACATTCTGATTTAGGTTTTGAAATTACCGTTTGTTATGAGGAAGAAAACGAAATCGTCAATGCGTGTAATGTCTGTGGCCTTGCTACCACTCGCTCCTGTGGAATCTGTCACATCTGTATCAATGAGTGATAAGTGAGGGTATGACATGAGCGACTTAGGAAAAACCCACCACTACGAAACGCATTACTGTGAATGTGGTGAAGAGGTAAGAGTTGAGTATGGGCATATCGATTCTTTTAGAAAGGACGGTAAGAGAATCTATTATCCAGATTCTAAAAGTAAAGATGATTGTATATATGCGTGTCGGGGATGTCATAAGAAGATAGCTGAAAGCTGCGAAGGGGCTAGGTATGAGTGAAGAACTAAAGCCCTGCCCTTTTTGTGGCGGTCAACCAGAATTACACTTAATTGGCAACGAAAGAAGCAGGACTCGTAAGATTATTATAAAATGTACAAAGTGTAGAATTATGAGAACGGATGCCGCCATAAAGAATAGCATTTCTTGGTTAGAAGATATTGCTATCAAGAACTGGAATACTAGAACAGCAGATAAGACATCATATGAGGAAAAGTAAATGATTATAGTTGAGCGAGAAATAATAGCAATTCAAGAGTTTTTACTATCTTTAATGAAAGATATGAACACTAGTGAAGAAGATGAGAGATTTGTTTTTAAGCTAGCAAGAGCACAGGACGCTCTAGTCAAGATAGAACAAAACTACGGCTGCGAGTCTACCGTAAAAGAGTTTAGGCAGTATTGAGTGATAAGAACTGTTCTGGGGTAAACGAATGTTAGGGGAAAAGATAGATAAAATAAGAATTTCAAAAAGAGTTTGTGAAATAGATCGGCATATTAAGCAAATTAACTTAATTATTGAAAATCTAGCCTTAGAAGGTGTTGTCGTTGAAATAGATAAAACAACCTTCTGGCTTGATAGAGATAAAGACAAGGCTTACAAAGATAAAGATACTTTTTGGAAACTTGAAAGAGGTAAGTCTCAAAAGGTATTGAATTTTTAGAACGATAGATAAGGGGAAATATGGGAATTGGTTTTAGTATTGATACTTCTGAATGGGTGCTTACGCTACTCTTCTTTAGCTTTTTAAGTTGGGCGTTTTGGGAGGGAATCTTTTGGTTATTCTCTCACGTAAGGATAGTTTGGTAAGACAGATAAGGACAGTTAGGGGTCTATGACAATCACACCAATAGATTTAATTCAAATAATAGGATTATCAATGCTAGTAGGTCACTGCTTCTTTGGTGCATTAATTGATTACCTAGATAGAGTCCCCGATAAAGATAACGACTCCCCTTCTAAGCAAGAGGTTTCTTGATATGGTAATTAGAAGAAAAATTAAATTCTTATACCAAAGACTAACTAGAGGTTGGGATGATTCAGATACTTGGTCATTAGATTACACATGTGCAAAATTCCTAATTCCAAGGCTTAAGAGATTTCAAGAACTGAATGGTGGCTACCCTTTTGAATTCAACAATATAGATGAATGGCATCAAACTATAGATAAAATGATAAGAGCTTTCGAGATTGTAGAAAAAGATGGCGATGGTGACGTGATTAGTAAGTCAGAAGAAGATGAGATGGAGCTAGGGTTGAAACTCTTTCATGAGTTTTTTAGAGCTTTATGGAATTAGACTCTCACTTTCAACTGTTTTTGAGAGATAAGCGGATTTGTGGTTAATATATGAGTATGGAAAAGATAATAAAAAAAAGACTGAAAGCCGTTTTTAAAAAACAGAAAATTCGCTCGAAGGTTAAGATAATGTCTTATCACGATTTATGTATAATTGAAGATGCTTTTAGGAAACGAGAAAATAAAGCTGAGAGTTTATATTTAAGATTGAGTGATAACTAACATTGGTTCATATATGAGTATGGAAAAGATGATTTCAAAAGAAAAAAGCCTTAGAGGCACGGGAAGAACTACAAGAATGCTACAGGAAGCCGAACGCCTCGCAATGGAAGGTCACTATGTTGTTATTCCATGTTCAGGAAGAGAGAAAGAACACTTGCAGTCTATGTTGACTGATATTCTTAACAAGCATTTCATAACAAACCGTAATAGTTCAACCATAAACTACTCAGGCGGCCAGATAAATTTCATCTCTTTTGGAACTTTCAATTTTGAAAACTTAAGAGCGATAGGAATAGATAGTTCGGCAAAAGTCTTAATCGATCATAAGACTATAGAGAATAAATATTCTAAAATATTAGAGATGCTTCACCGTTTTGACTCGGATAGTTCGACAGATAACTAACATTAGTAGCCTTTAGTGCAATTACTAAATTTAGTCTTAAGGCTAAATATCTAATAATTGCTAATGCTCTTAAAATACCCCATTCTTGGAATTTAAGGTAAGCGAAAAGCCCCGATGCACCCACCGAGGCATAAACGCCGACCAAGAACCCTCAATCCATTTAGGAGATTATAGCATGGAAGAAGTAAACGAACTACATAAAGATATTAAAGACGCTATTTGTAAACACTACGATATTAATCCAAGTAAAATATTTATTACTAGCGTTTCTTTTGAGCATGTAAAAGACGTGCCAATCCTATTAACTCCAGAAAATCCTCAACATGAAAAAATGAGAGAAACGCTTGGAGATGATGCTGTTACAAGAATATTTGATAGTGGAAAAGGTCAAATTAACCTTAGTATTTCTTATGCCAAACTTGACCTTTAACCATAAAAATGTCCAATTAAAAATCCCCAAAGAAAAGGGATGATTGGATATTTCTTTGAATAGTCTATTGTTACTTGAGTGATAGAATTTCTTGGCTTGCTATCTAAATAAAGATATAAATCCCAAATTAAAAGAATAGCCAACCAAGTGATAAAGATTATAAAAGTTAGTAGTTGCGGATTCATTCTCTAAACTATTTCTTTTTTTTTGAATCGTTTTGCATTGATAGAATATCTACTTTCCTTTCAAGGTTCCCTATTCTTTTATTATGATCGATAGCGTCTCGTTGATTTCTTTCAAATTTTTCTTCCATTTCTCTTCGATCACGCTTAGCCATATCCGATGTGTAACTATTTGTTCTAAGGTCTTCTATGGCTTTTTCAAGTTTCTTAGTCGCACCTTCTAAATTTTTTACGGTATTTGAAAGTCTAAATTGGGTAGGGATATCAAGATACTGTTGATGCTGCTCAATGGAATTTACTTTGTCCCTAAAATTAATTTGCCCACTAAAAAATAATAAAGCTAGGGTAACCCCTGCTCCAAATAATGTTTGTTGCCACTTTTCGCTCATAATCTTTTCTTAACAATTTAATGCAACTCCAACTTGCACTGCATTAAAAATCTTATCCTGTAATTCAATAGTTCCAAGGCATTTAATCCCCCCGATCTGCCTTGCTTCTATTGTAACATCAACATGTACTTCGATGTTATCTCTTGATCGCCAACTCATAGGGATTTCAAAACTATATCCGTAAACTCCTACCGAAATGTTTGAAACAGTCACAACTACTGAAGTTGCAACTGCATTTCTATAGACGCTAACAGTCGGCAAGACATCAGCATTAGCCAATGCTTTACCAGAATCTCTAGTTTGAAAAGTCTTGCTAACCGTTGCGCCTAATAGAATCATTCTAGCTCAACTCAATGCTTGGTGCGTTTCCAGCTAAGTTTGCAACTGTAAAACTATATGTTTGAGTCAAAAGAGTTCCTGCAACTGTTGCTTGAACCACAATACTAAAAGTCTCATTCGCAAGAGCATTAAGCCCTGCACCTGATAGGTCTACAGTTACGTGATAAAAACCAGCAATGTTTGCTGGTGTATCGTCTTGAGCTTGAACTATAGTTACAGCCGCTTCGTCTGCATCTGCGCCATTTTTTTGAACACTAAGAACCGTAGGAAGAGCATCAGCGTTTACAAGCTGCTTTCCTGAATCCTTAACTAGAAGAGGCACAACGTGCGTTGCTTTTCCTAATGGTACTAATTCCGACATTTTCTTTTTCTCCTTTTTTTATTAATTAAATTCTAAACTTGGTTTTGTTACTGCTTCAACAATTTCATCTAAATCTGGTTTCGCAGCTAACAATGCCGCAACCATCAATTCAACTTTTGTTTCACCTGCAATAGTTGGTGTTTCTTCTATTAGAAAAGATGTATTTCCGATCTCGGCTTTAATGTAATAAGTCACCCCACCTGCAAACATAAATGGGTAAGTTTCACCAGCTAGCCCTGTGCCAATCGGGTTAATATCCATGTTGCGATCCATTAAGGTTGCAAATACTTTCCAAGAATCAACGCCAGTAAAAGAAAGAAAAGAGCCTAGTATTACCGTGCTACTTCCAGCGCCCGTGTTTGTAATTACTGGAATGACTTTATCTGATGTGATTTCAACTACACCGCCTGAGACATTTTCAAGCTCTGAGACATTCACGCTAGTAAAAACATATGAGCCAGCTTGCTCTATCACTATCTTAGTTGCATTTATGTTTGATTGATCTGCTAATGCATTTACTCTTACCGTATCTTCAACGAGTGTAATACTACCGCCGCCAGCTAGAATATTTGTACCGTCAAGGTCTACCTCAACTGGTGCGCTTAGTTCATCAACATTTGAACCATTTGCATTTTCTAGTGTTAAGACATTTGAACCAACATACTGAATTGCAATATCATTAAGGTTTTCATTTTTAGTAAAAGAAATATTATCAATAAACAATCTATAATCCGTGGCATCAGTAGCCTGAATAATTCTAATTGCACAATTCAAGTCTTCGTAGCTATTACCAATTAATGCATCAAGTGCAGCTTGTTGGTTCGCCACAGTATCAGCAGCAATTGTAACTTGAGGCTTAACAGTTCTTTCAAATATACTTCTACATTGTGCTTCTGTTAGAACAACATTGTTATACATTCCAAGTAAGTTTATGTTTTTAGTCCTAACAGCATAAGGCATAGTAGCTTCATTATAAAACTTCAATGATTCAGCAGAATTCCCAATAGTGACATCACCACCGTGTGCAGGAAAGTTTGCAATTCCATCAAGTTCCACACTCTCTTGAAGCACACCATTTATATAGAATAGAACTCTATTACCAGCACCAGCATGATTTGTATGATGCTGCCAAACACCAACAATGAAATAAGCTCTATTTACTTGAGCTAAGAACTTAGATTGAGCAATTAGAAAAGGTTGGCCAGCATCAGCAGCTTGAAAAGTGATAGCTTTGGCTACACCCAAGACAATAGCAAAATTATTCGCTCCACCACCTTGTTCATAAATACAAGTAGGTGCATCAATTTGATTAGCCTTAAACCATAAATGAAGAGAACGAGCTGTAGCGACATAATCAAAAACGCTTGAATCATTTCCTGCGCCATTACTACCGTTTATATCAGCTCTATTATCTAAAATAGCACCATCAGTTCTAGTTGTCGTGTTTGCTGCACTTGTTGACTCAAGAGAATGAGTCACACCTTCACAAACTGGATCAGGCTCAAAAGAATAGCTACCGCCTGTGATTCGAGTAGGATCAACACTATTGCCCAAATCATCAGCCGTGTTTGTGCCTTCATTACTTAAAGTAAATAAGTGTGTTGCACCTAGTCCCTGTAGAAAAGCACGTATTGACATTAGACTACCGCTACCCCTGAGACTGAACCATCTGCATTATATGAAAATATTTTTGTAGCCGTAGGGCTTATAACCTTATCTATAGTTCCATTCGTATTATAGGAGATTGTTTTAACTACACCGCCTTTTGTAACTGATGAAATAGAACTATCTGCATTATAAGCAAGAGAAACACTAAGAGGCGCAAGGTCAAGTGACGTGATACCCTTCCATTCAACATCACCATCAGCATTACTCGCTTTTCTTAGAAACTCACCTTCTAAACCACCAAGAGGATTACTAGAAACACCTTGGATACTTTTCACGCCAGCTTGAATAAATACTGGCTTTACATTCTCTTGAACAATCTGGCGTGTTGAATTAACAACTATGTTTATAGGATTCTTTTCAACTTTGATGGTAATCATGTTGTCACCTCTTTATCAATTGTAAATAACCCCTCTAGGTATCTGATTACTTGACCGCCTGAACCTTCAATCTCAAGTGAGTAACGATAAACACCACTAGGCAATGCACCTGTATCAGTAGCAGATATTTCTAAATCTACAGTTCCAGCCTCACCGCCTAACGTGATACCACCATCAGTTGTATTTAAGTTAATGATTTCAGGTAAGTTAGCTTTTTTACGAACAGACATACGAGCAGAACTGCCAGTTAACTTAACTAGCGTTCCTGCATCAACATCTAAAAAAAGCGTAAAAGTCTCAAGGTAAGTAGTGCCTTTTTCAACTTCTATATCATACCTAGCAGCCATTATTAATCTTGCCTCTGGCTAGGTTCTGGCACTGTGAAGCACTCTTCAATTCCGCCTAACTCGAATCTAAGAGTTAAAGGTTTTGATGCTTCTAAATTTGCCGCTGTATGATTTAGATATATGTGATCCCTGCCGCCGTTATGATGGCAACACTCACGGATTGCAACTGATGTAACGTCATTGAGTCCAGCATCTAAAAGCTGAAAAGAGGCATTCTTATAGCGCTGTGGCATAAGAATAACTACAGTTCCAGTTCTTTCACTGTGAGGCTTCCAAAGTCGCTCACCGCCACCATCAGCCATGTTGTGCTTACGTTCACAAATAGAAAGCTTAGTGTCTTCAACTACAATTTCAGGAAGAACGCTTGATTCTTCTATCTTTTCCCAGTCATCGTTTAAGCCTAACTCTTTGCGAATCTTTCCACAGGCTGCCAATGTAACCAGAACTAAGAAAAATATAATTAGCTTTTTCATTTTTTTATAAATCCATTTTAAACTTGAGAAAGAAACATAGAACGTCTGCCCCCGTAGCCTACGCTCTACTTTCCGATTCCAGCTTTTGTAACTCAGAACTACTCTTTAGCTTTGTTAGAGAAAAACTGGCCGATGAAATACCAGATAATACCTGTCAGAGTAAGAACTAGAGACTCTGCAAATGAATTTGCAGTAGCTACAGAAACGCCTAAACCAGTCAGGACTCCGCCTACATACTTAAAAAGAACACCTCTTAAGAAACTAGCGATCTTTGTCTCAGTTACGAAGTTTTTAATAATTGATTCGATGTTAACCATTTTAAAATAGCTCCAAGTCTAGTAAGTCATTAAATAGTTTGTTTAAAAAATTCAGTTCAAATTTATTGTGATAGTGATTTGTTACTTCAATTTTACATTCACTTTCTTTTTTTTCTGCCTTTGGTAGTTCTGGCGCTGGTGGTGTCATTTCTGCACAACCAACAAAGAACAAAGCAATTAATATTATTTTTTTCATTTTACCCCCGTCTAATGATTCTCTGAATTTAAAGTTACAAATTGGATTTCGTAATAATTCGTCATTGTTTTTTCTGGTAGCTGTCCAATTAAAAATTCAATTGCTGTTTTTTCATTTTCAGCAATTACTTTCCTTACTTCTTTATGACCATTGCCCCATTTAATCCCAATGTTAAACTCATAAACATCTGGTTCAATACTGACGTCTAAGAGTTCAACAACTTTTTTTGCTACTAACTCCGCAAACTGTTCTAAGAATGAATTAAAATTCACAATCTAATCTCCTTAGAACTACCCATAGCTACGGAGGAAAGCGCACAAGTGCGCCAACTACGAGCAGATATAAAAAGACTATTCATTTTTTCCCCCGTCTTTTTTCTTCAACTCTTCAACTACAAAAACTAGATTCGCCATTGCATTATTTACCGCAATCCCACTATCAACTTGCTCTTGTAAAGACTCACCCTTTAGAGAAGTTGAATCAGATAATAAAGAAATTGCATCTTCTATTTTTCTTGCTAAATCATTCATTAGATTTCGTCCCCTATCCCAAGTTCAGTAAACATTTTCCAGAGAGTGTTAATTGCATCTGCGTTATTTTGTGGTGTTGCAGCAGCAGGGTTTAGAGAAGTAAGAGTGTTGTATGGAAAGAAAGACCATTTATAGGTTTGAGGCTCAAAGAAAAGTTGACCGCTAAAAGATAAGTCTTTTGTAAAAGTAGTATTCCACTTTCTATTAATACGCCCTAGATTTGTAGCTTCACTTACTTCTGGTCTAAACTCATTGGTTGTGGCGTTGTTACTTAATCTTAATGTCACTTGGCTTCTTACATTAAATCGTAAGTTATCAGTGCCAGTGTTTAAACGTGTCTCACCATCCGCAGCTTGAACCACTGCATAGTTAGTTGTTAAATGATCCTTATGCCCAAAGAAAGCAGCCGTATTTGAACTCTGCCAATCACCCATTACTGCATTTGCACCAAAGCGAATACGCTCACCCTGTCCAACTAAATCAGTGAAGCTACTTCCATCGTATCGCTGCCAAGTCTTAACAGCGCTAGAGCTATCAAACTTTACAGCACCATTAGGAATGTTTGAATCGGCAGGATCACTAGTCTGAAACTGAGTAACAGAACGCACAAATTGCTCTCGCACATCAGCGAGTAATAAAGCATAATTCTGAGTAACTTTTGGATTAGTAAAATCAGTAGCAGCCACTAGCTAACCTCACCATCTTTAAAAAAGTCATCTTCTTTAAGAAAAGCAACTATCTTTGTAATGCTAATAGAATCACCACCAAAAAACTTTTGGTAGTCAGAACCACTAAAGCGAAAAGCTCTAGTTTCAATAGGCTCTAAACCATCTAGCAATGCTGATTCCATTGCATAACAACCAATATAAACCGTTGCTAGCTTCTCTCCCACATTCACCACCATGCTTTCAACTTGCCAAAAGGTTTCTTTAAGCTCCAAGCCAGTGTTTGTAGTATGAGGCTGCTTGATCGTGTGACCTTTTCTTGGTTTCAAATCAGACATTACGATCCCTCTGTTGATGTCGTATCGCCTAATAAGCTTGAACCATCAACAAAATTATAGTTAGTTCCCTTGTAAACTAGGTAAGTCGATGAGCCGATATCTACCGTATTGTTTGAAACAGTTAAGTCAGCTAAATCAAAATTAGAACTTCCAAACTGAGCAGGGCTTATTGCAAATTGAGCACTTGGAGAGCTGATTAGATTATTATCTAGTGTAATAGAAACATTACATGGTAGTGGAGGATCGTTTGGATCTTCTGGTGCTTTACAAAATTCTACTGGATCAGCTTCATTTATATAGTAACGATTAAATCCTGAGCCTAAATTATTTCTAGCAACCAGAATCACATCACCTGCCATATTACCCATGTTGGTAACAAGAGTTTCTCCACTGATATTATTAAAGGTATTATCTTCAATAAGTGTATTTTCAGAACGAACAAAAGCGCCACGAACACAATTATTAATAGTATTGTTCCTGAAAACTGTTTGAATTGACCCCCAATGCTTGTGCCTTAAGGCTTGCTCACAGTCATTAAAAGTATTGTTTTCAATAACAATTGTTGAAGCTGGGTCAGTGTTTGGTGTGCCTATAATATTGGCATCTCCCCTGTTATTAGGATTACCAGTTCCTGCAATATTATTTCTCTCAAACAGGCTATTTTCTAATCTATGGTCGAGTAATCCCGTTTGAGTAGCGAAAACAACACCCCCTCCAGTTCCCGTAGCGCCATCTGCATGATTATCATGGATATAGACATTATTAACTCTTGCTTTGTTAACACCATCGCGCACCGCAATTGCTCTAATAGTTGTGCCTGTAGCCTCAATGTTTTCAATGAAAATAGAAGCTTCATTACTTCCATCTGAAAGATTACGAACATCAATAACTGTAGGAGTTGTAAAGCCACCATCAAATAAACCTCGATTAGCTCCACAACCTTTAATAGTAATTCCACTTTGCTGAGGTCTGGCAAGCTCTAAGACTTTATTCTTACTAACTGGGTTATGGTCTGAATAATCAGTCATATTCTCAATGCAAATAGTATCGCCAGTCCTAGCTCTACCAAGAAAATAATTCCCATTATCGTAATAACCTGCAACCTTTTCAAAACTGTTATACGGGCTGGCTTCAGTCCCTAACCCATTATCTGGCGCATTACCATCAACGTAGTAAGTCGTAGGCTCGGTGCTTGGCGGTTGAGAAGATGAGCTACTAGATGAAGAACTTGAGCTACTTGAAGAAGAAATTTCCTGTAAAACTTCTCCGTCTAAGTTATTCTCAACATCGACAATAGCATCTTCGATCATTGGATTAACATCAAAGCCCATGACTCTGAACATAACACCAACAAAAATCGTGATTGCTGCAACTATTAATGTAAAATTCTTTTGCATATTTCCCCGTTAATATGAAAAAAGATATTTATCTGGCCAGCGATGAGGCTCAACTAAGTGCCTTGCGTCTAAATGAATAAATCGAACACCCCCACGCTGATCTATCCCAAAACCACTAAATCCAATTTCATGTGCTAAAACTATTAAGTATAAAGCTCGCTCCCCTCTAAGCGGAAAGTCGATAGCAACCCCCCTAGAATGGAAACCAGCTCTTTTTTTTTAATCTCTACTGAATGTTTAACTGAACGAAAGCCACTAGAAACGATCAACCCCTCTTTGAACTTATTGAAATAAGCTCTTCTGAGGCGGTCAATCATTCGCAAAAATTCAGGGTGCATGTCTAGCTCGCCTGTTTCTTTGCATCTAAGTTCATTGTCAGAGAAGAACTTAGATTTGTAACTTGAGTAAGTGCTAATCATTACTGAACTCTCAAGACATAAACGGCATGAGCTAAAATAGTGACATCACCTGTCTGCCATTGCCCTGCACCACTAGGGTAAATTCTTGCTCTTGAATCAAATCTAGTGAAACCGCTTCCTGCTTCCATTGCACCCTCTGCAAATTGCTGTCTGTGTCCTACAGTTACAACTACAGGGTTAAAGTTTGATTCAAAATCTAAATCAGCATTACCGTTAATATCCCTAACTCTAAGGTCAATGAAGTTAGCATTTGCTGCTAGCGTTCCTTGTATTTCCCAATAGTGGTGAACTAAGCCGCCCATTCTTCTGATGGTATGCTTATAAGTAGTTACACTTGAGAAGTTCATTCCCGACATTTCAGTTTGATCTGTCGAAACAAGATAATTCAAGTTAGTAGTTGCTGGGCTTCTCGTTCCAAAAGAATCATCTGGTGTGATTAAGTTCCAGCTTGTACCACCATTCCATTGAATGAGAGTTCTTTTTCCTGCACCAAGAGTTCCTACAGGAATCACATTTCTTGAGTCTCCAAGAGTAAGTCTTTTCGGCGATTGGTTGCTATCTCCATCAATTACGGCGTTCGTGATTGTGATATCAACTTCTGTATCTGTGCTAGCAAGTAAGTTATTGAATGTTAGCAACATTCCTTTTCTAAGCTTAATTGGATAAGGCATTGTCAACTGAATATCATTCACAGTTCCAGCCGAGTTATCACAATCAATAAAAGTACCGTTTGCAATCGCTTCAGTTAAAGCACCGTTTTCAATTGGATTGGTGCTTGTTAAGTCTGGCGCAGTGTCAACTGTGCCACCAGCTCCGCCAGTAGAGTCAGTGTTTACCCAAGCGCTTGTGTCACCATCCCACATCCAAATAGTGTCTGTGTCACCAACTTGAGCAAAGTCACCATTAACACCAGTAGCAGGGAGTGTTGCAGATGTCGCAAAGTAACCTTTATCACTTTCCTTTAGCGCATCAAGTTTAGTATTAAGCGCGGTTGTATAAGACTCTTGAGTTGCATCAAGGATTGCTTTGTTAGTGTGGCTATGTCTCGCGGCTGTGTTCGCAGCAATAGTAATATCCTGTGCGTCCTGGTCTGTATTGTAAGTTGTAGTATCAAGCTTACCACCTATCGCTGTGGTATTTGTGCCAATAGCGGTAGTATTATTTCCAATAGCAGTGTCTTGCGCACCTTGATCGGTGCTGTAGGTAGTAGCATCAACTTTACCAGTAATTGCCGTCGCATTGTTCCCGATAGCGGTTGTGTTGTTAGCGATATCAGTCGCATGGCTACTTACTGATGACGCTATTGTATTAACCTGCGTATCTCTCGCAGCCTCATTAAACACGTAAGTCGTATCATCAAGTTTCGCATCGAGAGCAGTGTAGATTGCTTGATTTTCGACCGCGTTCGTTGAAACAGCAGAAATTGCAGTGTCTAAAGTGATAACAGCGTTAGCAGCGACGATAGTAGCTGAAGGTTTCTGTTCAACTTTTGCAGTGAAAGAAACTAAATCAATAGTTGAGCTATCTGGCGCACCTCTAAAGGTGAGAATATCACCAGCAATCAGAGGAACTAAAGCCGAACAAGAGGCTTCAGAAATATAAGTAAGCGACGAAGCACTTGCTAGCGCATTACATAAAACATCAGTTCCATTCTTAACGGTCTGAATCACAGCTCTAGCACTAGCACCTGTCTCCATCGAAGCTTGAAAATCTATTTCGTAAAGACCATCTTTAGCTATTACGATCTGATTGTTTGCATCATCTGCAATGCTTCCAATGTTGATACCTAAATCACCAGCGCTAAAACTTAAGACAGTGCCGCCAGCGACATCTGCGTCTCCAATAACGATATCTAACGCCTGTAGATCATCGACTAAGGTAGTTTGTATCCTTGAAATACTTGCTACGTGTAAATTCTCAGGAGTAACTAAGCCAGCTAATGTTTTCTCATTATAGTTATCTACAATTGTATAGAGTTGATAAGCTCTGTTTTTAGTTCGCGTTTCAGTACCATATCTAGGCGCTCCATACACACTAAAAGTTTCTGGTGTTGTAGCATCTAAATCTGCTGCTAATTGATCGATAGTATATGCTCTATCATCGTCAGACCCCGACCCCTCTACGTCCTCATTTTTGGAAGAATTTGTATCAATGTGAAAATTATTTACAATATTATTATTAGTAACAATGTTGTGACCATGACCTTGAAACTGATCGTTTTGAAACGCACCTTCGCTACCTGCGTTACCACCAATATTTCTAAGGAACATTCCATCAACGTTCGCAGGGAAGACGATATCGTTACCAACTACAAATTCAGGATACATTGCAGCCCAAACAGGGTAACTAGTAGCACCGTTCACTACAGTTCCAGCCGTCACGGGTAAGTAACCTGCTACAGTAGAACCAGATTTGGCATAGAAAAATTCACCAACTCTTGAGCTGACTGATTGAGATTCACCAATAACGGTAACATCCCATTTTCCAGTAGTTCTATCTGTAGCTAAAAATTGAGTTCCTTCTTCATAATTAGAGAAAAGAAAGTTAGCATCAACAACTCCGTTCAATTGTTCTCCAGATTGAACAGTTACTTCTGCAACACTAGTTTTATCTGTAAGAGTATAAATTACGGCATCGTTTGAACCTGTAGCGGCTGGCAATATTATGTTTTGTGCAGCAGCAGAAGCATCAACCCTAACAACCTCAAGGCCACTAGCCGGAGCTTCGAGGTTTGCTGTTAGTGAAACGCCATCGGCCGAAACAAATCTAATTCCAACACCTTCGCCACTTGCAAGAACATAGTCAGCCAAGGGTGTTGCATCTGAGGCACTGAAATAACTTGTATTAAGAAAACTCAGAGTGCACCCAGTCGCATTAACGCAGCCAACTGAGTAATGATAAACCTGTCCAGCTTCAAGATTAGTAGGAGCTGCGAAAGCAACTGTGGCTTGTGTAGTTGTTAATCCATAGTTTCGGCTTACATCACCGTCTAGAGATACCGTGGCTGCATCTGTCACAGCCTCAAGCGTTCCATAGTCTGTATCTAAACTAACGTCGTAAACAACATTCACGTCACCGGCGGCATTTTTAACCAAGTAACCCTGCGTTCCGCTTGGAACTGTCACAGGACTTGGATTAAACAAAGCATCGCCATCGATAATTGTGCCGATACCACTACCTGCTGAACTTAGATCAATGCTAGTTAATGTATGGAAATGAAAAGCTTCACCTTCTTCAAAATCAGCCAGCAAGATATCTAAATCAGTGTTTGCTGAAAGTATTCGAGAGTCAGCTTTAGTTGTGGCTACCGTAGTTTCATAGGAAGGTGTGATTAATCTTAACTTATTAATACTTGAGCCAGCACCATCATCTAAAAGCTCATAACGAAAAGTAAACTGATGCTCAGCCGCATTTGGAACTGTCGTAACTAACTGCCCACCGTCCGACGTCACATACTCAGGATCAAAGGTTACTACCCAATCAGCAGAATGATCGTTAAACAAAACAACCTGAACCTCTTCACCTATTTTTAGCGATCCTAAACCACTAGACCCTAAAGTTCCTGTGGTATCTGATTGATTTTGTAGATAGAAAATCTTAGAAGTGCTAAAAGGTGCGCTCCCAGATCCATTTGTTGCTAGCTCCGCATTGTCTAGCAAGTCGCTTGGTAGGTTTCCAACTAACTGAAGAGTATCAGAATCAACCGCAAAAAACTTTAAAGTATTAGTAACTCCACTAGCTTGAGCAAAAGCAACTTTCTTTCCGCTTTCTGTTCTATATTCTGGCGTATTAAACCCATAAGCACACCCAAAAGACCTTGAGCAACTTATTTTTAAGTAATATTCTTGACCTTCAACTAGGTTAGATTGCGGATCGCCGAAAGTGTAAAAACCAGAACCACCAGCAACATCTAAAACAGAGATATCTGCACCATTCCAATCAACCGTAGCACCACTTGATTCAGTTAGTGTTTGAGTAGTTAATGCACCATCGAAAGTATTACTAAGATCGGCGGTTAAAGAGTTTCCATCAATAGAAACAAAACGTAAGCTAACCCCTTCACCATTTTCAATAAAAATAGGGTCAATCTGTTGTGCGTCTGAGCTATCAAAATAAGTAGATGCAAAGTTTAAAGTACACCCATTGGCGTTTATACAACCAACGGAGTAATGATAGCCTTCACCCTCTTTTAGATTTGTTGGCGCAGTGAATAGAATTGAAGATTGTGTTGTCGTTAGCGCTAAATTTCGAGAAGCTGCACCATCAATTGTCGTAGTTGGCGCATCTAACGTGAAAGCAAGATCACCGTAGTCTGTCCCTTTAAGTGCATCAATTGCCGCTTTTACTTTAACTGGCGACCATTTACGCAAGTCTGTCTCTATACCAGCCTCGGCCTCAGCTTGAGTAACTTCAGGCACAACTACTTTACGAGTGACCGTCTTCCCGTTACTCGGGTATGTCTCAAAATCCTGAGCTACTGCATCTACAACTGAAAAAAGAAAAAATAAAACTATAAATAGATTCTTCATTAAACTATTTCACTCATTGGGATTATAAATTCTGGTTGATCGTCTTCTTGAACTAGGTAAAGACCTGCTGCATCTGTTCCAACGGTCTGTCTTAGGCGGTAAAGAACGCCTTCTTCGTCCATATCTACGATGTTATCTACGAAGCGAACACTCGTAAGGGCTTCGATAGGCAATTGATCTTCTGGTACTTCGCCATCCGCATCTAATGAAGCAACGCCATTCGCTGCGCCTTTATCCGTTAATGGAATATCGTTTGTAGCTGCACCAGTCATAGTCCTACTAAAAACTGAAGCTTCAATTTCTTCACCAAGCGATCCATTAAAACGGAATTTAGTGCCAACATTCGCTGCACCTTTGCTTATATGAAATAAATGCTCTGAATTGGTTACAGTTTGTGAATGTCTTACAAGCTGAAAGCCTGTCGCATCATTCTTGATGACTCGCCAAATACCGTTTAATAGCTTGTTGGTCTGATGATTGAATAGGCACGTTTCGCCGATTTGTGGTTGGTAGGTATCAAGCACTAAAACGCCTGAATTTGAAGTAAATGAATCACTAGGATCATTGTACTTCCCAATAACCTCTGCATCAGAGGCGCAGTCTACATAGACTGTTTCTAAAATAGTATTTTCTATAGTCAAGACTCACCCTCTCAAAAGCTTTCTGAGTCTATTTTATAAAAAATAAGAAGTAGTTGTTAGTCGTTAGATAGTTAAAAGTTTAATTCTTATATTTTTTATTATTGCGTAGCTTAAAGCATCACTATTGCAAGTGATAGTGAGCCTAATAAAACGAAAACCAAAACTTACCCCTGATAGAGAATTAGAAACAACGCTCCATGCGCCAGTTAGAGTTCTACTTTCTAATAAATAAGTGAAATTAGGGCTACCAACTGCCTCAGTATCGTGAGTGACTTCTACGAGGAAAGCCCCTAAGTCTGATCCGTAATCATGCACAAATGTTTCAAAGCCGCTTGCTGGCGATGGTTGTAAATATACTGGAAAACCAGCATTGATTTGATCTTGTGGAGTATTGAAACTGTTATCTAAAAAATGATCTTCCCATGTTTCGCCCGTATCTACTGGCATTAATAACTGAGTTCTACCTAGATTATCTATACTAGGTATCATATTACTAGAAACAACTGGCGTATCAGTTCTAAAAAAATCATTAAAAACAGAAGGCACTGAAATACTACCAGATACCCAAGGGCTAAAAATACCTCTCTGGTTTATATGTCTAATCTCAACAATATATTCAACACGTTCTTCAACATCATTTATTTTTGCAATAGTCGATTCTCGACCTACTACACCACCAGAAGTAAATTCTAAATCTGATGACTTCTTAAACCTAATCTCTGTTCTTTCTGTAAATGGGTTTATTGAGTTTTCCCATGTAAGGCAAATGTTAGAAACTTCACTTCTCTCTAAATTCTCAATTGAAAGATTTAGATTTAAAGGTGAACCAATATCAGCACTACTAGGCAAATTAGTATTAGGCGCAAGATCAACTGCTGTTTCTTCGCCTAAAACAAAATCATATAAGCCTTCAGCATCCTCAAGTAATTCTAACTGAACCCCGTAAGTAGGTGCGCCACCTGAATTATTTACAATTAGATCAATCTTCTCAACTCTAAAAACTTTATCAACCCATCCGTAATAATCTAAAGTTAAAGAAACTCTATCTTGATACTGCAATCTAAAAGCTGTCATATCACAACTTGCAGTTACTCTTATTTGCTGTCTGTTCTTCTCTAAATAAACTCTCGCAATTCTTTGAGCCGTCAAACCTGAAATAGTATAAGGCAAATTTAATTGAGCTAGGAAAAGCTCACCATCTTCAGCTCTATAAGTGCTGTTACTGATAGAAGGATACTCTTCACCTTCCCAAAAAATATTGCCAGTATCAGCAGCAACATACTCACCCTTTACTGAGTTTACTGTATTCTGTCTGCTTTGAGTCAGTTCAACATTTAAAGAACCAATAAAGTTAGAAGGTTCTAATGAAATTACAGGTGCGGAATACCTAGCAGGATAAATACCCCAAGTATCGCCCGTTTTACATACTGAACCAGCAATGCAAGTTGATAGCTCTCTAAGCTTCGCAAGTCTGTCTAGTTTATTATTATTATTCTCACCTAAAGTTATAACACCATCGCAAGTATACCTCTTCTCTCCAAAAGTCTCTGGCGTAATCTCATCTGCATAATCAGCAGCGTCTTTTACTTGCTCAATGTCAATGCTAGATAACGGAATACCTAAACCGTAGCGATCATTAATAAGAAAATCTAAAATACAAAGAACACCGTTGTTATTATAAGAACGTGTTAATGCATCGTAAGAAGTTTGCACTGGTGAAACTCTAGGATCAAAAACTCTTGCTCCCTTAACTTCTGCAATAATATCTGGAATCCCTTCTGGAAAACGTGGTGCGTAATAATATAGAATATAATATAGCGCTGCGTGTCTATTCTGCCTGTGCTGTGTTGTCCACTCACCAGCAAATAATGCTGCACTCTGTCCTAGTAAATCAAAGTTTGCACCCTCACCGTCATCACCAAAAGAAACACTACTAAACATGTAAGCATCACTATCAACTAAAGGATTACCGCCTTGTTCTGGTGGTATCTTCCAAGTGCCTTTGCCCCATGCTGCACGATTAGCTCTAGTCAATGCCTCGACTGTGCCACCTACGCCACCAGTAAAATCATTACCATCAACTACAAGTTTTGTGACTTCCTCAATATCATGGCAAGCAATGCTTTTTAATAAATGTAACCATCTGCCACCTTCTCTCACATCTGTTCTAATAAAAGAGTAAGCACCTCGAACTCTGCAACGCCCATAAAGAACACGCCAAGGTTGTAAAGACTGCGCAACCTCAACTTCTACTTTCTCAGGAAGTCTTAAGGCATTTTCAACTGTTAGCCCTTGCTCAATAATTAAATCAGCACTAGGGATCTGCAATAAAGCTCGTTGCTCTTCACCTTCAATTGAATCAAGAAAATCAAGTAAAGCGATATCACTTCCTTCAAAATTCTCAATCGCTTCAACTCTTTCTTCCTCAAAGCCCTGCCTAATATCATTAGCAGCTTGATCTAACTCTGATTGTATCTCATCTCTTTCTGGCATTAGACTACACCCCAGTTACCACGCCATTCTTGTAATGAGGGAATATAATCAAAACCCAAATCGCCTGATTCAAATAAAGCCTGTGTTTGTGCATCTAAATAGAGTGGAGCTTTTTTTGCTTGAGAATAAAAAGCGCTCTCAAAAGAAATTGATAGTGTCGTGCTTGTGCCTTGATGCCTATTTGTAATTACATCAACATGCCCTTCAAACAACATCTTGCTACCAATTATCTGATGCTGATTGTTTAAGTAAGCAAGTGAAAGTGTGCCTAGTTTATTCTTCTGATAACCATTTAATGCATCACTAATCAAAGATTGATTCTCACCAGCATAAGTAACGCTTAGATTATAAATCCTTAAACCGCCACTTTCTGAAACAGTAGAAACACCAAGGATATGACCACCAACGTAAGTATTACCATTGTAAGTAATGTCACCCTTGCCACTCCAGAAATATCTAGTGCCAGTATTAAAATCGACTGTATGTAATAAACAAGGTCTACTAATTTGTTTTAACATCTCAGCTTCAAAAGCTGGATCTAAAATCCTACTAGCCATATTAAATACTCATGGCATTGAAGTTTATCTGATGCATAGAAGCACCAAACTTTCTATATAAAGCCACGTTTGAACGCTCTAATCTGAAAGTTCCAGTCGGCTCTGTGAATTGTATTGGAGTATTATCAGCGTATGCATTAGTAATATATGGCCATATATCAAGTGTACCATTCCCTAAAGCATTTGAATCTAAATCAGATAGCGCCATGTAAAGATTATTATTAATTGAAAAATAATCACCAGCTTTTAAAATCCCTAGAGTATCTGGTATTAGTCCTTTAATATCTAAGTCGCTACCAGTTTGCCCTGAATTGTTTACCTGTGGAGTGCCACCACCTATACCGCTAGGCTCTAACTCACTATGATCTGAAAAATAGAAAGTTCCTTCAACTCCATTAAGTGAAGCTAGAAAAGCAATCCAAGGCTTTGCCTGATCTCTTGGTAAGCTTGCAGGGAGTGAAACACTTAAACGCCACCTTTGCCCATCGCTTACTTGTATTCTTTCATCAAAAGTAAATATTGAATTTGTTTTTGATGTTGCTGTTACCATTGATAAAGAAATTTCACTTGCTGAAATTGCAACACCTTCTCTAATTACCTTTGGAAAACTTACTGGATAACTTATTGCCATTAGAAACCCCTTCCAGAACTTTGTTGAATTGCTCTCACCGCTTTACTTGCAGCTCTGTCTTCTACTGATTTAAGGGCATTTAGAATACGCCCCTCAACGCCTACCGCAGCCCCTCTGGCATCAATATTATAACTTACATTTGAGCTATTACCGCCGCCGCTTAAGCTTGCCATAACTCCAAGAGCGCCACCTGCGCCACGCTTTAAAGGAAGTATCGCCTCTGCACCAGCTTCACCTAAAACACCTAATTGACCATTACCAAAAGAAAAGCCTGTGGCACTATCGAAAACACCACCCTTTGCAAAAGGTGTAACCTGAGCTGTCGAATCACCATTAACTGTAGGAATCTGTAAGCCTTCATCTTCATAATTTACTTGAACAGTCGTGCTAACTCTTGAAGGAATTTCTGAAAGCTCTACATTAAATCTTGATACGCTGTCAGTCGCTCTACTTGCTGAATCAGCGCTTTCTCTAAAGTCATCAGCAGTATCAGAAACATTTTGTGCATACTCACCCCACTGAATCCCTGCGCTTTGCATGTCAGCAATAATACCGCCTAGCTGTTGCTCTGTCGCTGTGCTTAAGTCTTCAATAGATTTAATACCTCTTTGAGAAAATCCTAAGAAAAGAGCATCAACTTCCTCAGCTGAAAATCCAGCTTCAAGTAACCCCATTCTAAGACCATCAAGAGAAGTTAGACCAGCTTCGCCAGCCTCAACTGCTAAAGCTTGCAATGCACTTAATGCAGCTTGACCTTTACCGCCTGATTCCAAAACTAATTCCATCGCTCTAGCGTAATCGCCAGCCGCCGCTAATCCTTCCTCTGGAATCTTTTCTAGCCCTTGTCTGAATACTTCAAATTCGTGAAAAGAAATTTCACCAGCTTTTGCCATTTCAAATAAAGTATCTGTAAGCTGTTCAGTAGAAACACCAATTCCATCTAAGAAAAGTTTTATATTATCTAAGTTTGCATGAAGATCGTCACTTCCCAAGTTGTCAGAAAGTGCAAAAGCCAATTGACTGCCAAGCTCACCCTCTACACCTAGAAACTCATTTAAGGCCGCACCTACAGCACTAAATGTATCAGCGCCTTTTCCTTGAAAGTCTTCCCAAAAAGCATCAACCCATTGACGACCATCATCTAAGATACCGCCATTCTCTGCGAAAAATCCAAAGTTAAAATTATCTAACTGCCTGTTACCGCCTTGACCATCATTGATAGTTAGGCCGCCTTGATCTTGTAATAAACTTGTAAAGTATCCAGATAATTGTTTTCGTGCGGTTTCGTCTGCATCTTCTGAACTTAAAAGAGTGGCAATCCCATCGCCAATTAGTTTTCCGGGTAAACCACCTAAGACTAAACCAATAGCTTGTAAAGTTTGCCTTTGATCTTTTCCAAACTCTGCTAAATCTTTTCCGATAGTTTCGCCGATCTTTGATCCAATTTGGCCACCCACCCCAGGAAGAACTACGTTCCCAATCGCTGCACCTGCGGTGCTACCAATATCTTGACCAAGTGCAACTGCTAAATCTCTTCCACTCTCTCCACTCTGAAGCGTTCCTAGTATTCCCTGTATCCCACTTGTAAAAATTTGACCTGACGTAAGTTGTCCTTCAACTGGTGTTGTAGTTCCAGAAGCGCCACCACCAATAGAAATATCACCAAAGATACCGCTAAGTTTATCACCTATGCCGCCTAACTCACCTGAAAAATCACCAATGAAATTATTCAGTATTTCACCAAAACCCTTAGTGCCGTTTCCAATTGCAGAATCAAAAATATCGCCGAAGAAACTTCCAAGAGATTCAATAGAAGTTTTTCCTTGTCGCTTATAGTCATCCCATTGCTTTTGATTTGCTTTTATCCCTTCCTCGGCTTGCTTATTAGCAATCTTTTTTGCAATCTCTTCAGCTTTTGCGCCACCGTCTTCAATAGCATCTTCGTAACCTTCTAAAGTTCCCTGATAGATTGACTCTTTAAGTCGCATTTGAAGTTCATCGAATTTTACCTTATCGCCAACATCAATTGCTTTTTGAATAGCATCTGCAAGATCATCTTCTTTAACTGATCTTGTTAAGTCTCTATATCTATCTGAAAGCCTATCAACAACATCAGCAGTTTTCTTTGCCGCTTTCTCAATATCAGATAGTCCCTTTTTACCTTTAGCACCAAGCGCAGGAAAAGCACCTGTAAGGTCTTTGATTTTTGGGATTGTGCTTGTGATTATTTTTTCATTTTTTGCAGCAACTACAGCTTGTTCTTTTTGGTTTTTAGTTAAACCTAAAATAGTTGCGGCTGTTTTCTGATTAGCTGTCGCATTTTTCGCAAGCTGTGCATTATATTCTTTAATTACTCTATTAGCTTCAGAAGTATTTCCTGTTAATCTAAAGTAAAGCAAAGAAATTAATTTAATGTTATTTGCTAAACCTCTAAAACGAGAAATTAAAACAACTAATCCTTTTTGGAAGTTATCTAAGAAACTAGGTAATTGACTCGTTAATGATCTAAATATTTCTAGTGATTTTGAAACTAGATTTACTGGCGCTAGTAAATCATAAAAAATCTCTGCAAGCCCTTTAATAACTGGCCACAAGGTTTGACCTGCAACAATTACTAGTTCAACAATTCCTTTAAAAGTATTTGACTCATTGTAAGCCACAACTAAAGCACTCGTTATCGCACCAAGGGCAACAACTGCGGCCGTTATTGAAGCCACAAAACTACCACCAGCTATTGAAGCTATTGTGCCTAGTCCTAAGATAAGCGGCGCAAGTCCTGCAACTAATGCACCAACCGCAACAATAACTGTTTGCATTGTGCTAGGCAGTTTTGCAAATTGTTCAGCAGCCGCTTTAATCATCTCAGCAATTTTTCCTAAGACTGGCGCTAGGATTTTACCTATAGTGATTCCTACATCACTAATTGCACCTGCTACTAGTTTTAGTTGTGAACTAAAAGATTTTAATTGTTTCTCTGCTACTTCTTCAGTGATACCGCCCATTGAGCGAAGCTTACTTTCATACTCTGCTATTTTATCGCTTGAGCCTGAGAGTAGATTAACACTTGAAAGTATTTGTCTATTTAAACCTAACTTAGCAAAAGCGGCTGCCTTTGCTTGATCGCTCATACCACCTAGTGAGCCTTCAAAATCTGCAATAATCTTTCCAAGATTACGCATCTTTCCATCACTATCGAACACTTGAATGTTTAGAGCTTTAAAAGCATCCGCATTTTTATTTGCTACTTCTGGTAACTTAACTAGTAAACCATTAAGAGCAACACCAGCCGCCGATCCTTTTAAACCAGCATCAGCAAAAGCAGCTAATACAGAAACACCCTCTTGAATATCTTTTCCGACTGATTTTAAAGCACCACCAGCTTTCTCTGTTAATGACTCTGAAAATTGTTGCACACTTGCATTTGCAAGAGTATTTGCACCAACAAGAGTATCAGTAACCATTGCAAGGTCACTTACCCCTAACCCTAATGCACTTGCTGCATCTGTGGCCAAATCTGTAGCAGTAGCTAAATCAAACATTCCAGCTTGAGCAAAAACTGCAACTTGTGGCAATGCTGAAACTGATTCACTAGCACTTAGTCCAGCACTAGCTAAAAAGAAATATGCATCAGCAGCTTCTCTAGCTGAAAAAGTTGTGTTCTTTCCAATCTCTCTGGCTGTCAATTCCATTGTTTGACGCATTTCACCAGAAACATTCTTCATGATTGCTAGACTTTGCGTCATAGCGTCATCAAAACCTGCAAATGCTTTTGCACTCGCTATCCCAATACCAGCAAGCGGTAATGTAACATTAGTTGCAAGACCACGCCCGATAGTGCTCAAGTTTCTTGAGGTTCGGCGCATCTGGCTTTGGAATTTCTTAAGATCGTTTTGAGCTACTTCAAAACCAGCACGAAAATCAGCAATCCCTGCCTGTAAGTTAATTCTTAATATCGAGACTATTGGAGGCACTTATTCTTTCCGCATTTTCTAAAACTCTTTTATTAATCGCAGATCTCAAATCGTCTGCGCTCATTCCTTTATTCTCTGGTTTCCCATCAATAGGAAAAAAATCTTTAGATGTATAAGGCTTGCTTCTCTTCTTTGAATCTCTGTTTACATTCGCAATAACAGAAGCCACTACACCAAACCTCTGATCCTTACGTTGCTCTCTCCTAATATATTCATCAGTGTAAGCAACAAATTGAGCTGGTGTTAAATCCCAAAATACATGCGGCTCAATCCCGTAATGCATATGCGATCTAGCCACCAACTCTAACCAATCTATTTCACCCGTTTCTTCGTCTTGGGCTTTTTCGATTTCGTTTTTTTTTCTGGCTCACTTTTTGTTTGAGAAAGCTTTATTGCTTCTGCCGTTGCAATAAATGCAGCTTGCAAGTCTTCCATCTCATCAAAGATTGCCATTACATGTTTATATTCAAAATCGTGATACTTAATCAGCCCTGCCCAAATTAATTGAATCATCTGATTTGGTGATGGTTGTTCCATAGCTTGAGCTGTTTCAAGCTTAAACATGTCAACGCCAAATTCAGATTCAAGACCACTAAATGCAATCATCCCATATTTGAATTTATACTTAGTGCCGTTAATTTCTTTTTCAACAACACCTTTTGCTTCTTTTGCGTTCATAACTCCCCCGTTAAATATGAACTAATAAATTAAGCGTCTGATCTTTCTACAAAACGAATTGGGCCACTACATGTTAGCTGCAACTGTCCTGAAATAATTTGATCGAAAGCAAGCTCTGTAGAAAAGTTTGTTACGTAAGCGTTTACTTGCCAGTAAGTGTAAGAGTTTCCAAAACGAGTTCTGAAAGCTCTGAGCTGTCCACTATTTTGAGACTCTAAAAGCTCACCTTGTGAAGCAATGTCATCAGCAAGAAAGTTAAGCCCGATGTCCATAGTTCCACTATCAACAAATGAAGCAACTTTTTCTCTGAACATTTCTGGTGAACAAAGATGTGTTGAATCTAAAATTTCTGAAGTAAGTCCAGAAAAAGAAACACTCTTTGCTTCAGCTATTGGCTGCCATGATGATAAGTCACTACCGCCAGCAAGGTTTGTTAGTGGAGCTGCAAGAACAACTGTATCTTGCAATGTTGAGTTTGAAAAACGTGAAACTTTTACTAATGCTGTTGCAGCAGCTTCAAGATTTACAGCACGAATAACGTCATCAACTGTAGCACCAGCCGCTTTTGCAATAGTGATTGCAGTTCCAGCTACAGTAACAGTAGTAGCAGGTGCGCCGTCTGTCATTTCAACTGAGATAGTATCACCAGCAACACCACGCTCTCTTGCAACAAAAAGAAGCTCATCTGTCTGCTCTTCTGTTCCAGTTTTAAGAACTGCACGTGTGCCGTTTAATCTAATTTCTATAAGACTGCCTAAACCTGAGTCAGCCCGTGATTGTCTATTTGCCATTGTATCCCTTACTTAAGCAGTCCGCTCCACATAGGTAATTTCCCAATCTTGAATTACCATGTGATGCTTCGTTTTTTCTTCATAAAAATCTGAGTCACTTTCTAAAAAAGCAAAATGAATATTCACTTTCGCCCCTAGAACGCCACCGCTGAAATGTTGCAAAGCAAGCCTTACTTGCTCCGCTAATAATTTTGATTGCTTATACTTTGCCGCTCTTGAAACAATTTCAAACTCAGCTTTAACAATCCCATCACCGCAACCATCTAACTGAGCACTACGCATCGCACTCAATCTTTCAAACGTCACAAAAGGCAACGCTCCTTTTTGATCGCCAACAACTGCATAAATGCGGTTATTAACTAAATCAGTTAAACCTGTATGCGCTCTTAGTAATTCTATAAGAGCTAATTCAATCATTGCTTACCTCGCTGTTTGGCAAGCCTTGCAACTTTTGATTTTAATTTTGATTCTACGGTGCGAACTACTTGATGCCGCTTTGCATTGAAAGCTGGCTCCATGAAAGGCACTGCCTTAACTCTTCGTCCTGTATCTAAGATTTTGTTGCCGCCTCGACCCTTAACGCTAATAACTAATCGGTGTCCTTTCTCAACCATGTGAGCATAAAAAGCACCTTTATCTGAATCACGACCACGGCCAGGGTGAACAAAGGTAGTTGCAAAAACATTATCAAAAGTAACTTTGCTTTTAAGTTTAATTGCACCTTTTAATCTTCCAGCCGCCCTTGGTCTTCCAAATAAATCTACTGGTTGGCCTAGTGGCGCGCGTGCTTTAACTTCTTTACGGAAAACTTGCCCACCAGAACGAGTAGCACTTCTAAGTATTTTTTCTTTTACATCAGTCGGTAAATTCTTAAGAATATCTGTAAGTTCCTTAACACCTTCAAGTTGCAAAGAGTCTCTTTTTAGAATCTGCATTATCTATAACTCCTTGCAAAAATATAGGAATAATGTTCATTCCCAACGTGTTTAATCTTATCAACTCGGTATCTTTGACCTCTTAAGCCAATTTCATTACAAGTATTTAACTCTATGTCGTAATGAATCGTTACTCTAAGTTGCTCTATCTCTAAATCTATATTCGTGTCGTATTTCTCAATCGTATCGAGCCACATAACACTGCCAAAAACTTCTCTGGCCTTTTCAAACTTTTCAATGGGTTCGCCCCATTCATCAACACCATCAGTGTCAGTATCAAAATATAATTCGATACATTCATTCATGCCGCCTATGCCAAGATGCCGTCTAGTACTCATGATCTAAAAGTCGAAAGACTCCTTAAAATACAAATTGTGCTTTCTGGAATCCTTACTGAAACAATTCCTTGTCCAGTTACAATCTCTTCACGGTTTGCCCAATAATGAGTCATCGTTAAAAGAATCGCTTGCTTGTAAGCAGCAGGAATTAAATCTTCACTTGCAAAACCAGCTTTGAATTTAACTCTGAAACTACCTAAACCAGATGAATATTCAGGAATCTCAACACCGTCTTTTAAACAAGCACTAGCTACCCCGTTTGATATTTCAATTAGAAAATCAGTTACAGGAAAAACTTGTTCATTCTGATTAGCATCTAAATATTTAATCTCTTCAATTGAAGAAATGTTCCCCAATTCGATAGAAAAAGAAGTTTGAAAACTTTCGTAAGTATCTTCAAACTCTCTTTCTACCAAGATAGAAAGTGTGTGATGTTCGGCTTTATAAGTGGCAGCAGGGATTATTAAATCCTCAATTAGAAGCTGCTCTTTATTATGAGGCAAACGCAGATGCATTTTTGCAACCTCATAACAGACAGCGTTAAAACTGCCTTTACTCAATTCTTTAAAGCCTAAGACGTTCACTTACTCTTCCCTAGTCTCAAGCTTAACTTTGCTTTCTTTAGTCTCAACTTTCTTTTTAGGCTTAAGATTAAGAATCTCTACAATCTCAGCTTCAACTAGTGAGTGAGCCTTTTCAGCTTCAACTTCTATTTCAGAACCTACTAAGTAAGTAAGACCATCTAAGATACATGCTTTTTTAAAACGTACTTTCAACATTGGAATCTCCCTTGGAAAAGGGGCGGTTAAGCCCCTCTTAAATAGCTTCTTAAACACTTAATTCTCTCTAGCTGAAAACTAGTCTTGAGAATTTGTAAGGCTTAAGAGGCTTACCTACGTGTCTGTAACGTGCGTAGTAACCAACACTGTTTTGCTGAATGTGAAGCTCATCTGCTCTTCTAAGCTCAAAGCTATGCTCTTCGGCGATATAGTAACTAGACAAGTCACCATAAATTGCAGCGTAGTCACCTGTAGCAGTTCCATCTGGTGCAAAGTATGAAGTCATCACCGGCATACCCCATAGTGTGCTTGGCTCTGATTCTTTAGTTGACATCTTCCAAAGGTATTGCCCGTCATTATCCTTCAGCTTCATTACTTCAGCTTCTCTATCAGGGTGCATGATAAGCATTGTGTTGCCTCTGTACTGCTCTCTCAACTGAAGTCTTAAGTTGATGAAGTCATCAAGCTCAAGAGCGCCAGCGTTTGCAGTCTGAACGTCTGTTGTAGCAAAAGCAGCATTGAATAGACCTACTGAACGGTTTAGAGTTCCATCGCCATTCATGTATTCTTGTTCCATCTGCTCGGCAAAAGACTCAGCAAATTCTTTTCTGATTTCAGAATCAATATCAAAAAGAGTATCCATCAAAAGATCTCTACTGATAATTGCATATGAGCTTATTGGCTGTGGAATCAAAGAAACTCTATCAAATTCCATGTTCACTTCGTTACCAGTAGTAAGCTCAGTAACGTGTTGAGGATTGTCAAACTTCTTAGACTTAACAGGAATATCAATCTGCTTTGCCTTAGAAAGCTTCAAAATTCTAGCTTTCTGGCGAATCTTAACCATGTCTCTGATTTCGTCGAACAGGTCATTTACAAATTGCTGATCTGGAAAAGCATCACCACCAAGTAGAGGCACACCAGATTGCATAGTTGCTCTAATCTCAGCAGGTATTTCTTGTCTAAGACCTACAGCTTTAAAGTAAGCATTTCTCTGCTCTTTAGTTAAAGACTTCTTAACTTCTGGCTTTTTCTCACCTTCTGGCTTCGCTTCGCTACGAGTAGCAGGAATTACTGGATCAGAGCTAGGAATCTTAAGGCTCTCAAGCTCACGTAATTCATTTTCTTTTTCGATGAACTTCTTAACGCTTTGCACATCATTAATATGTTTTCTGTACTCAGCTTCTTTTGCTTCATCCATTACTTCAGCGTTTTCAACAACTGAACGTGCATCAGCTAAATGCTTTTGCATCTTATCGGTTAATTCTTTAATTTTTTCGGACACTTTCTTATAAATCCCTAACTAGGACAGCAGGGATTTCTAGCCAAAAAAAAGACGCACTAACCCCACTATCAAATCAATAAATAAATTTTGATTTAACGGTGGATCAGCAACGGCTAATCGGACGTTATCGAAAGATAAGACATCAGCAACGGCTGTGCCTTACCTAACCCGTGAAACTTTTTAGCTTCAAGTTAATTTTAAACAATTTTAAAAAGAGATGTTAGTCTTCCTATAAAAAAAGTTCTAACTCCAACAATTCAAGCTCTCGCAAGTAAACACTTTTAGGCTTTCCAAGCTCTATTGCTCTTTGCTCAAATACCTTTTTAACTGATTCTTTATCTGCGTTTCTCAAGCCAACACTTGTTCCTTCATAAGCAGGTCTGGTAACTACGCTAATATCGTAAAGGTCTACGTCTTTTATTACTCTAAGTTCTGTTTCATCTTCTTTATCTTTTCGCCACTCAACACTAGTAGGCACGAAAGCAAAGCTCATTTTAGAAATATCGCCACGACGCATTAGCTCAACAACATCACGGCCGTGACTTGTATTTGGCGGTATTGTCTCAGTGTAAAGACCTTTTTCGTCTTCTCTAAGCGTTAAAGTCCCTGAAGAACTACGGCCTAGCACGATATTACTATCATGGTTAAACAACGAAACAACATCGTGCTTTTCTTTGATAGCACGTGCAAAAGCACCTCTTTCTATTACTTCACGAAAATAGCCGAAGTCCTCTTCTTCATTGAATACAGAAGCGTATCCTGCAATTGTTGGTGTCTCTTCGTCTTCTCTAAACTCGAAGTTGTTAAAGAATCGTCTTTCCATTTTAGGCTTCATTTTCAACCTCTCCAATTAATTTGAATATTTCTGGCGTTCTGGCTTCAGTCCAGTTTCTACCCTCTAACTTTGAAAAATCCCTTAGGCTTTTGAAAGAATCAGCAATATAATCATCAACAAATGAATCAAGTTTACTCTTAATAAACTCTTCACCTCTTTGAGTAAGTAAAATCTCTACAGGTAAAGCTAGATTTTCTCTCATGTGAATTTTATGGTTTTCGTAAAACTCATTTATCTTTTCTTCAAAGTTTTCTTTTCCAGCCGCCCTCGCTAATGCTTTACCTTCTTTAGTCGCTAACCTAGAAAACTCAGAAACTAAATTCTCCCTTAACATCTTCTGCAAGCTTCTAGCATCATCACCAACACCGCCTTTTTCTGGCTCTTGTTCTTGTGGCTGCGAGCCTTTCTCGATTCGAGCCATTGTTAGCTCTTCAACTTTAGAAAGTGGCACTACGTTTCCATTTACAAAGCGCTCATCGCCTTTCTTACCTATTGTATTCTTACCCTGAGATCTTAAAATGTCATTTATTGAAGAAACTCCAATATTAAACATATCTTTAGCAGCCTGAGATCTAGATTTAGAGTCTCCACGCTCTAATGCTTCTACATCAAACAGAATTTCATGTGACTTTCTGTTTTGTGAAAAGACTAAAGTCTTATCTAACGCCTGCTCCCAGTTAGTAATGATAGGCAGAATTGAATATTTAACAAATTCTATAGAACGAGCTTCTAGATTACTAAAATTAGCACTGGAAAGATCACCTAGCATGTGAACTGGAACATTGAACCAGCGAGAAATATCCTCTACTGTAGCTTTTTTAGCATCAATAAACTGAGCGTCATCGTTTGACATTCCAATCTGATCCCACTTCATCCCTTGATCTAAGACTAAAGCACCGAATGCTCCACCGTCTTGCTGTCTCGTTAGTGAGTCTCTTAAATTATTCTTTTGTTCCCTAGTTAATGCATCCTCAAAAGTAATAACACCACTAGGGCGACCCCCTCTCTTAAAGAAGACTCCCATATGCTTGTCTGCCGCGATGGAAAGTCCTATTGATTCTTTTGCATAAGTGATTGGAGAAACCCCGCGAATACCGTCAAAACTCATTCCTTTTATATGGATGATCTCTTCACTTTCAAAAACTCGATAGTTAGAACCCTGAGTTAACGGGTCGCCAGTATAATAATATTTCTTACCAAAATTAGATTTTGCTTTGTCTTGTTCAATATAGATGCTTATTGAATCGGGGTGTATTGGAATGATTTCTGAAACTTGACTTGTCTTTATATCTCGAATTACTTGAGCGTAGGCGTTTCCCCTTAAGCATAAATGAGTTTGCATCATCCTTCTCATTTCAAAAGAGGTCATCCATCGGTTAGGGTTTTTTTCGAGGATATGACAGAGCGGATGGGAATCTGCTCTAACTACGCCCTCATCTGTTTTTTTATAAATGTGAAGCGGAAGTTGGGCTATCGTATTTGAAAGAATGTTAACTGCGGCAAATACGGCACTTGAAGTTAGAGAAGAGTTTACAGTGACCTTCTCGCCAGATGACGATTCACTGGGATAAGATAAAAATGTACTTCCAGCCGATGACCATAAGCCATAATCAGGTTTTGCATTTCTTAATGACGCAAAAGCACCTTTTATTCTTTTGAATAGTTCCATATTAGATATTTTAAGCTTAAAAGCCCTTAGATGTTAGTCGTTTAAAAAATAAACAATGATCCATCTCCTTCAAGTCCAGTCGGCTCTTCGTCTAAGACAGCCGGGTCTATTGCCATAATCATTGCATGTATCCCATCGACCTTATTTCTATCTAGTTCCTTTATAATCTTAATATCCCCAGCAGTGTTGCTAGTAACTATGGCATTTGAGGCCATCCAAGAGAGGACTGGATGCCCATAGTGTTGAACTCTTTCACCTAGAACCAATCTCATTAGCTCTTTTGTTGGGCTACTCATGCTTCCATAGCCTTGACCAAATTCAACGAATTCATTCGGGCAAGTTTTTTCAAGTCTCTGAATCATTGGTTTTGCACCCCATCTATCAAAACTAACTGTACTTATTTTGAATTTATCAACATCTGCTTGAACTTGTTCTTCTACCCAGTCATATTCAATAACTGCACCGGGACACATATTTAAAAATCCCGCCTGAACCCACTTCAAATACTGCGTTCTTCCTAGCCTAGCTTCTTCCTTCACCTTTTTTTCTGGAATCCAAAAGCGGCAGAGAAAATGAAAAACTCCCTTTTTATCTTTAAAGCAAAGAAGCCATGCTGTAATATCTTGTGTTTGAGATAAATCTAACCCTGCGGTACATGGCAAGCCAATAAGCTTAGATTCATCTAGATTCGTAAGAATATCTAAGTCGCTATAACCGCATTTAGCCCATGCTGTCATGTCCATCCAAGGTGATTCAGCCCCACCAAATTGATTAAACCTATATCGTTTAAAGCTATTCCATTCTGACGGATCTTCAATTGCGGTTAACATTTCAATTTCAAAATCTTCTTCTGAAATTGTTAAACCTAGAGAGGGATTTGATAAATACCAATATTCTTTATTATTATAATTCTCCTCTACATCCATATTAACTTCAGGTGGGACTTCGTATATAACGGGTAATAGTCGAGTATCAATTATCTCATTACTCAAGACCCTTTTAGCTTTAGTGTATTCGCTACCGATTAAAGTACCATCTAATTGAGTTCCAGCCGTTGTAATAATGAAAAATATTGGTTGTGTCCTTGCGGCTCCAGCATATCTGATTGAGTTATAAAAAGCTGTTGCGTTAGATTGAGTACCTCGACCGGTTGCAAAAGAATGAAGCTCATCGACTACAATTAAGTGAGCATCAACCCCCTCAGAACTTGGGGCATCTGAGGACATCGCTTCAATAAAATTTATTTCATTTTCACGATTAGTTATTTTCTTAATTGAATTTGTGGTTTTAAAGTTTTCTTGAAGAAATAAGTTTTGTTTAAAGTGGTAAGCGGTATCTCGATAAACTATAGCAGCTTGCTTCTTTGAATTTGCACAAAGATAGCATTGCGACCCTTCTTCGTTATCTCCAACTGCCATAAAAGCCGTAATAGCACTTGCGGTTGGCGACTTACCTTGTTTTTTAGGTATGAAAATAAATGCTTTTTTAAACCTTCTCCTCCCCTCCTTACTCATCCACCCAAAAAGCGGGTAAAATACTCGGTATTTCTGCCAGTCTAGCGGAGTGAACTTTTCTTTAGCCCTAAAGCCTTTTGAAAGCGTGCAATGATCCTCTATCCATTTAGTCGCATATTCAGCTTTCTCAATGTCAAAATAACACCCCTCTTTTACTGCTTCTTCGTCAGATTTCGTAATAATCCACGATTTAGTATCAGATAACTCGGTTTTAGTTAAACTCTTCAAATAATTGATTATTTCTATATTATTTTTCATAATTTAAAAATTTTCTCACACAAGCTTAAGGGGTCGAGCGTAAGTAATTGATTTCACTACGATTTTAACCCCCCACCCGTTGCAGTAGTATTTTCTATGCTTTTGCTCTTGCTTCTTCTGCGGTTTTCCTCACCTGATTTGCGTGAGTGACACGGGCTACAAAGCGATTGATAGTTGCTTGAATCCCATTTCGATCCACCTTCTCTGATAGGCACGATGTGATCCGTATACTCAGCCGCCGTAACAACACCACGTTCTTTGCACTCTCTACATAATGGCTCTTTGCGCTTGTGTGCCGCCGATAGTTTGCGCCAACGCTGTGACCTGTAGAACTGATACTCCGCAGGGTTACGCACCTTGTATTTGCTGAAGTCTTTGCGCTGTTTCTTCTTTCGACAAGGATCACACATTGAAGGTGATCTGTTACGTGTAGTCTTATTACATCCAACACCTCTGCACTTGACTAAGTTACGCTCTGCCATCAGTTACCTTGTGTAGTGTGGGCTGTAAGACTTAATCAATACGTGTGCAACTCTCTTTAGTTCTTCCTTATCTTCTGTCCTTATTAGCTCCCTGATTCTATTGATGGTGGTCTTAGTAACGCCGAGGTAGTGGCATACTTGATAGACGCTAAAGGGTTCATCATTATTAGAGTTAATCCACTCGATAGCATCATCATGCTTTGCCTTAGCTATGGTGTATGCATCACTAGCGTTTAAGTTATTGCAGTCAATAGCCGCATCATGCAGTGCACTGTATAGCACGGCTTCTAGTAGTTTATGCTCTGGTATGTATTGCTTGGTCTTAGCTACTTGATAATCAAGCTTTCTTCCTCTCTTTGATTTATTTTCAGAACTTGAGAAAACTATCTCTTTAAAAACATAGGTAGCTTCAGCTACAGGATTCACTGCGCCATATATAATACCATCTTCTGTAGTGAACCAAGTGCTATTGTAACGCCTCTTGTTCTTATGCATCAGTAAGTCCTCTTAGCGTATTCAGCTATGAGTAATGCATCTGCTATGGCGTGGGTTATCTTAATCTTAGGGAATAGTCTCTGCGCTCTTTCCTTTGTGACGTTCTTATCACCACCAGATAAACAGCTTAAGGATTGCTGCCATTTACGGGGTGTAACTTCCTCATATATCAATTGATTTAATTGAGTATTAACAGCTAATGCCATTAACAATGCGCCTTTACCTTGCCCGAAAGTAAAAGCTGAACGCACCCCCATTTGTGGCGAAGAATGAACCTTCTCTATGACAGCAAAGGTATTCTTTCCTTCAACAAGTGAAGTAATTAAATTAAATAAATCTAAGTTTGTGGGGGGTATCTTATGAGCTTCAGCACTGTCTTCAGTAACTAAAGCTATGCCACCTGATTTTCCGGGGTCTATTCCAAGGTAAGCTTCGTAACGCAAAATAATTCAAAATCATAATGCCGTCACCATACAAGTATTGTACACTTTTAAAATTTAAGCAAGAGAATTATTTATCTCAGTCGCTAAAACATTATACATATTTTTATTTACGATTCCCGATTTGCGAACGTAAACCGATGTTGCTTGTAGTGAAGAGTGATTTAAAAATTTCTGTAATTGAGCAATTGTCATACCTGAATTTGCAAGCATTGTTGATGTTGTTCTTCTTATATCGTGTATTCTAATTCCATCTGCGTTTATCTCTTTACAGATTCTTTTCCATAAAGAATTAATGTTTTTTAGATGACCATCATAAGTAGTATTAGGGAAAACATACTCGCACTTACTAATAGGCAATTCACTCAACAACTCAAAAGCTTGCTCTGATAAATAAAATCTATGTTCAACACCTGATTTAGTTTCTCTGATTAGAACCGTTCTTTCTTCCTTGTCGATATCAGACCATTTGAGTGTTAAGAGTTCATTTTTTCTTAAACCTGTATAGAACAGTAGCTTTATGGCTGTTTTAGAATAGATGTTTTTTCTATTATCCAGTGCATCAAATATATCCTTAATGACCGCTATAGTGATTAGAGTAGAACGTGAGGTTTCTCTATTTAACTCAACAAACTTCGCTTTATTCATTGTGCATAGTTCCCATCTAATACCTCGATTGAGAATAGCTGACATCAGCTTTAGGACTCGATTAGCTTCAACTGGTGCTGTTTCTGATATCTCTTTATGCAACTCACGATATTGCAGCATTGAAATGCTATCAGCCTTCAAATGCCCTAATTTCGGTATTATCCAACGCTGTATTCTACGTTCTGAATCGTTTCGGCTCTTTTGCTTACTGCCAACATGATTAAACCACTGAATACATAGGCTTTTTATGCTAGATGACTGTAATTCAGTCTCTAAGCTCTTCTTTTTAGCTAAAGCTATCTCTCTGGCTTCAGTAAGGGCTATCTCTTTGACATCACCAATAGTCATAAATTTAGACTTAGACTGTCGAGTTACTTTTAAAACGTAACTACGTTTGCCAGAAGAGTAACTTCTTATACCAAAACCCTTTAAATACGAGTCCCAAACGATGTTTTGCTGCTGTTTTTTCTTCATTACCGAGTTACTTAAAAGTTACTTTTACGTTTTTAGAGGCGTTTGATTACATAAATTATTGTAAAAAGTATAGGAAAAGTTGCCTTGAACTAGCGTTTTTTTATTTTTTTAGAAATTCTTACAGTCTAAATAGCACGTTTCGCTGACTTTTAATCAGCGGGTCAGTGGTTCAAGTCCACTACGCCTCACTTAAAAGCAGTGAAAGGAAAGTTACTGAAAAGTTACTTTATGTAACAGATAGAAAAAACAGTGCATAATAGATAGGAGTGGCTAGGTAGTGAGTAGTGTAATGCACAAACTAAATAAAATGCTTGAAAAGACTGGCATCACTCAGCGCTGGCTTTTAAAGCGTATGCAATGGGAATCAGCACACCTAGCCTATAAAGAGAATATCTGCGGTTTTAAGAATGAAGAGCTAATTGAGATAGAAGCTCTGTTCAAGTCTGCTGCACACCAAATACAAGGCTTTAGCTTCAGTAATAACTTACGAAAAGATATCGACTTCCTTAGTGATAATTTTGGCATTAAGCGAGTCTATTGGGCTGCCTGTCTTAAAATGCACGTCAATAACTTTCAAGCTGTTATGCGCCGTAAATCTGGAATCACCGAATCAGAGCTGAAAGCACTAGATAAGGGTAAAGACAAAATTGTCACTGAACTAAATAAGTTCAAATTTAAGAAGTCTACTCGAAAAGCTGCCTAGTATAGCTTTTGGCTTAATAGCTTAAACTTCTCTGTTTCAGTGTTGTAAGAAATCTTTAAATTAAATTTCGTTCTTATATTTGCACCAAATGAATTCTGCGAATCAACATAAGAATTATATCTATAAATACAATCTGGTTTGTTTTGACCTACCAAGCGAGCTTTATCTCCAAAAGGGAAATCTGCTGTTGCTGGTGCTTTAAGTTGGCTTTCAACAAAATACTGCCCAAAAAGTCCAGCTTCGATATCTTTACTTTTGCAGGTTTGTACAAAACGCTCTTCCTTCTCTTTTTGCTGCTTGGCTCTGTGATCTTTTATTTGCTTTTGTTGAGCTTCATGTTCTTGCTTAGTTTGAGCTGTATAATGCAGCGTTGGCTCTAAATCTACATTTTTACCAAGACTTACTATAAAAGCGATTAACAACACTGGCAGTAGTATAATAAGCAAAGCTTTGAATATTAGAGAAGTTCCCTTAGCTTTTTGTTCTGTTTGAGATGTTGAACTCCATTTCTTATATATTAGGTAATAACCTATTAAAGAAACAACTATAGTATCCTCAACAAATAAAAGCGGAAATAGGATCGCTCCAATAATTATTAGAGAGATAGCTGTAATTTGTGACATTTTAGGCTTATCTACTGATGCCAACAAATCTTTGGCTGCTTTTATCTCTTCTTTAGTTGGTGACATAAATCCCTTAAAAGTTAGTCAATTTGAAAGCTACTAGCATTGGATAATCTATCTCAACAATCATTGCAAAATCGAATACGTCAATAACGTCATAATAACGTCAAGGTTTCATATTGACCTTATTATTCTGCGGTTATTATAGTTTAAGTATTTATATTTATTAGTAAAAGATATTATATAGTATATATATGTATATATATAATAGTGTGTTTAAAGGTGTTCTCGTAATAACGTCATAACGTCAAGGGGGGGGTGTCCCCGTTTTAGGCAGGGGGGGTAAGCATTGACGCTTGACGTTATTAATTATTTAATGATTTTGTTGAATTATTTTGAGGGCTTACATCGCTGAATAACGTCAATAATAACGTCAATAACGTCAATTAATAGTTGACCTTATTATTCTGCGGTTATTTAAGTGCTTGGTATAATTAGATATTATCACACTACGGCATAGAAGCGCAACTCTGGCCTTCTGTCGCTTGGTATAGTCTTAGAAATTATCAATTCATTACTAACTAGCTCATTTAATATGAAGGCTCTTTCCTTAGCAATTGATTGAGTCTTTCTTGATAAATCTCTCTTAGAAATTCCAGTAGCACCAGCTTCAGTAATAACACTAAAGACCTTTTTGATTTTCTTCTCTAGGTCATTCTCTGATGTTCTTCTAAGAAATTCATCACAGGAATATTCTAGTAAAGACTGAACAAGTTTAAATGACCACTCAACATCATTTTCTGTGATTCCTTGGTTATCGCATGAGATAAGAGCAACCTTCATAGAAAGTTCGTATGCTCTTGCCCATACTGCATCTAAACCCTTGTTGTGAAAACGTGCGTTCTTTTTCTTTTCATCAAATAACTTAGAATAGTAATGAGCTAGCTTCTTTGCTGGTTCAGTTAAATACATAATCACAGGATCAAGTGCGACCTTAGAGAATGATGAAACTTTATGCTCTGAGACATCTTTAAACTCTAATAGCTCTCGTATCTGAGTGCGTATGTTGTGAGGCATCGTCTTAATCGCTAGGGGCTGTCTGTAAGGCACATCAGGATTCTTTACTGGAAAGAGTAACCAACGAGGTAAAAACCCATCAGCGGCAAATTCAGAGTTCATAACGCTATAGAATTTCTTTGGCGTTGTTGTTGCAAAGATAGACAAGCAAGGCTGATTAATCTCTCTTAGGTTTGCCTTAGTCGCAAAACTCTTTCCTAAGTAAGTCTGATTGCTCTTTGTAAATATCTCCATGAGCTTTTTCATTAAACGCATTTCAAAGCTTGCAGCGTTTCGCCCTACTAATGCAGCTAAAACATGCCCCATTTCATCCCAAAGCAATATGCCTTTAGCACTTTCTTCTAAA